CATCGGCGGCAACTTCTCTTTTCTGCGCGCCTCGTTGATCGTCATTACGCCCGCATTGATCGCGACCCCATAGGCGGCCATCCGTACATCGAGTTCCATCATCAACAGCGCATCGAGATCGAACTTCACATAGATACGATCGGCGAGGTCGAAGGTCTGATCGATGCGCGCCTCGATGCTTTCGAGGTGATATTGCAAGGTCTGCGTGTAATAGTTTCGGTTTAACTGCTCGCTGTTTTTGTAGCTGATTTTGGACGCGTCCGAGATCATATACATCGGCACGCGAAAACAGCGCGCGACATCCTCGACGGTCCAGCGCAACTGCTCGACGAGCTGCGCGTCTTCGGCATTGATGCCGAGCGATTCCCATTTAAGCCCGCCTTGCAAGACGGCGGTGCTTCCCATGCCGCCGCCCTTAAAGTTTTCTTCCCATTCGGTTTTGATGCGCGTCAAGACTTCCTTGCCGATATTGCCCGGCGTCGTGAGCACGCCCGAGGCGCGCGACATGTTCGAGAAAAAATTGAACGCGTTGCGCTGTATCACTTGCCCGGTCTGCGCCGAGTACGCCGCCGCCGCGATCGGTGTCACGCCGACCAGCGGATGCGATAGACATAGCAACCGATGATGCAAGATATCGCGCGCCGGTATGTACTCAACGCCGAGTTGCTCGACGATCTGCTTTTGCGTCGTGCGATACCAGATCGAGCCATCGGGCGCGATCAGCGGGCGCGTCTTGCGCGGATCGAGAATATGCATCGCCTCGATCACGTTGCGCGCATCACGCACGAGGAACGCATATGAGTTGCCGTCGAACAAGGCGCACGCAACAAACTGCCCCCAAAAATCGACGCGCGTCTGATACTTATTCGGATACCACAACACGCGCGCCGCCGGATGCCGATCGAAGATCGTTTGTGTGCCGTTCTCCTCGGCGAGCAAGATGCGCGGCGGTAACTTCGCGATATCGCCGGCGATCGTTTGCACGCACGCATACACCGCCGAGAAAATCCCGCTCGGTCCGAAACATTCTTGATTGCGCTGCCACGCGCCGGCGAAAGGCTCATGCACGTATCCGTGCGAAGGCGGCGGAATGCTGCCGCCGAGTAATGACATCGAGGGCGCGACGACGGCGCCGGCCGGCGGTGACGGTGCGCGAATTAGGTCGAGCGCCTTTGTGAGCATGCCCATCCGCTAACGCCCCCCTCGAAGGAAAAAGAGGCGGCGCCGTTTTGTTTAGCGATTCCCAAAACGGCGCCGCACGTTCACTCAACCCTCGATGACTTAGCGACGTGCCCCTTCCGCCGGTGCATGCGATCCCTGCGGTGCCTGCGGTGCCTGCGGTGCGCGCATCAAGCCGGCCGGCGGCCAGGTCGTATAGCCGACGCCGGTGATCGTGACGACCGCCGAATCGCGCGCGCGCATCCAATAGGTAAACTGCTCACCGCGCAAGCCGATCAAGTTGTTCTGCCACAGACTGACCAGACCGACGGCCGGATCGGCCGGCGCGCTATCCATTTGCACCGAGGCCTCGCGCGAGATATCGATCTCGATTGCATCCTCCTCGGCCAGGATCACGAGCGCCTGATCGAGCAAGATGATCGTGCCGGCGGGTTGCGTTGTCGAGTCAACAATCGGATACCCCGCGAGCGTACCGCCGGCGACGGTCGGAAACTGCGTGCCGGTCTGCGCGCCGTTCTGCAATCCGGCGAGCCAAGTTTTCGTCAGCGTATTCATGATCCACGCCGGATTAGTCGCGCCCAGTCCCTCATTAAGCAGACTGATCGCGTGCGTGATATCGGCTTGCACATCGGCCGGCGTATTGCCCGAGCTGGCGAAGGTCTGCCCGCCCGGCAAGCCGTTCAAGATGCCGCCCGGCGAGATGCCGGCGACCGGCGCCGCCGCGCTTATAAAATGCTTATTCTTTTCCAGCGCGATCGACTGACTCAACCCATCGCGCAACAACGTCTCGGAGTTCGGATCGGAGCTGCGCGCGAGTTCCTCCGATTGCAAGGTGATCAACGCGAGCTTAGTCATCGGCGCGGTGATCATGTCGTAAGCGCCTTTCCCGACCGGCTTCGGCTTACCCTCGCCGACCCAGCCGGCCGTTCCGAGCGGTGTCACCTCGCGCGGAATTTTCACATTGAACGGCACGCGTCGCAGATTGAGCCGCCCCGTGATCGTTTGCGGTCTCACTAGCGCGATAAATTCCCCGGCGAGCGTTTGCTGCGCGACCAGCGCACCGGCCCACGCCGGGTCGGTCGTCATCGCAGCGGGCACGGCAGCGCGTTGATGCATGAGGCCGTACATCTGCGAGCGGATAGCTAACGCGACCTCGGGCGTGTCGCCGAACATCGAGCGCGCGATCTCGCTCGCCTGCATCAAGTTGCCTTGCGCGAGCATGATCGCGCGAACGCTACGCGTGAAGCCGATGCCGGCCGGCACGTTGCGCGTTCCGCCGGTGATGCGCACGCCCTCGGGCGGCGTTGCCTGTCGCGCGATGATCGTCTCCATCTCGCGCAGTCGTTCGGTCTGCTCGTCGAGATCCTTCACGCCCTTCGTCGTCTGATCGAAGGCGGTGCGCTCCTCGTCGGTAAAGACACGATTATCCTTTTCGGTGCGCGCGCGCAGCTCTTCGAGCGTCGTCACATAGCCGCCGCGCTTTTTCAGTATCTCCGCAATTTGTTCCGAGATCGTCATGACTGCATTCCTCAACGTTCAATCGGTTGCGGCCTAACGCGGCCCGTAAAGGCGTGCCTCGCGCACGCGTGCGGCGAGGATCGCGGCAAAGAGCGCGCGTTGCTGTTGCTCGACTAACGCATCGGGCAACGCGCGCTCGATCACTTGCGTCGGCACGCCGAGCGCGCGCGCCACGGCGAGCGCCTTCGGATTGGCGCCGACACTTACAAGCGAGAGTTCCAAGAGTTCCGGGGCGTGATAGATAAAGCCGCCGGTCCAGCTTCCATCTTTATCGACGCGCCGCTCGACCGCATCGGGCGCGACGCTAAAGCCGACACTGACCGCGCGCAGCACCTTCGCCCGCACGAGTCGATACAGTTGATCGGCGAACTCGCTCACGCCGGCGGCGACGAATTGACTCGTCGCGAGTAGCTTCTTTCCCTCGACCTCGATCGGCGCGACGGTGCCGATCGGCGGCAGCGCGTAAGAGTGATTCCACAAAAACACCGGATTTTTTTTGAAGGCGGCGAGGTTCCAATCGCTGCGCACGATATCCCCGTATCGATCGACCGACTCATCGCTCGCGACGAATCGCACCGTGCGCGCATCCTCATCGATGTCTTCGGTCTCGATCGCACGCGTCAAAAAGATCGGCTCGCCGGCCTCGGGCGCGCGGCGCAGATTCGGATTCGGTGTACTCATGGCGCGCCCTACTTGCGAGGCGGTCGCGGCTTCGAGCTGCGCGTGCGAGTGCCAGGGCGATTACGTGTGAGGCTATTCATACGCGCACCTCCGCCGAGTTGCGCGAGACCGGAAATAACCCGTCGCTCGCCCGCTGTTGATTGTGGTTTGCGCGCACAACGTAGGCGCGTCACCTCGGCGCGTCAATCCGTCACAACGAAATGGCAGCGGCGCGAGACTTTGCCGAGCGCCACATAGGGCGCGCTTAGATCGAGGAGATGCCCGGCGTCGGCACGTTCGCATCGAGCGCGAGCCGCCGCCCGAGCGCCATCAAGAGCGCGATCGCGCCGTCGATTTTTTGTTGCGGGTTGTTTGCATCCTTGCTCGGTCGCATATCGCCATTCGAGTTCGCGAACGCTTGCACGCACGACATGCACCAGGCGAGCACCGCGTTGCCGTCGTGATGAAAGCGCCCCTGTCGCACGAGCGCCTCGAGTTCCTTCATAGGCAGCGAGAAGTTTGCGAGCGTCGGTCGGTACTCGATCACCGGAATACCTTGTCGATCGAGGCGCGAGGCAAGGTTGAGGCATTGCCACGGATCATAGGCAAGATCGCGAATTACAAACCGCGAGGCCTCGGCGACGATCTCGGCCTCGATCACGTCTTGCTCGATCGTCTCGCCGGGGCATTGCGTGATCAACCCTTGCGCCGCCCATCCGCTATAGGCAGCGTTCGCGCTTTCCTCGACCGTCGCCGCCGGTAGGTAAAAGCGCGCGAACGCGTAATAGTGCTGAACCTCCTCGATCGTGCGCACGTACAGATTGACGCGCGCGGCGAGATCGATCTTCGCCGCCAGGTCGAGACCGATCACGCACTCGTCGCTCGCGAAATCGGCCTCGGCGAGCTGCGGATCGGCGCACACGTTCCAGCGCTGCGCATCGATCCACGCGACGGCGGCGTGCGTCCAAATATTGAGATGCTTTTGCTTGAAGGCGTTTTGCTGCGCCGGCACGTTTTGCGCGCGCTCGGCCGCGACCGCGATCGCCGCCGGCACGACCGACACGCCCCAGTTCGGATTAGCCTTGCGCCAAACGCGCGGATCGCGCCAGTCGTCACCCTCATCGACGGTATAGATGATTCCGAAATAACGCTCGTCGATCTTCTCGCGGCGTAAGAGCTGGCGCGTGTATTGCCATTGCTCGAAGCCGATGCCCGCTTGATTGCTCGCCGCCGTCGTGATCGCCAAGATCAAAGGTTGCGAGCGCTTGCCCGCCCCGGTCACGAGTACATCGTGCACCTCGCGCGTTTTGTGCTTCGCTAACTCATCAAGAATTGCGAGGTGCACATTCTTGCCGTCGAGCGCGTCGGCGTCGCGCGAGAGCGGGGCGAAGGTCGAGGCGCTCGACTCTTGCGAGATCAGATGCTTGTCGACCTTGATGCCGAAACGCTCGCGAAAATCCCGATCGCGGCGCGCCATAAACAACGCGAGCGCGAACACGATGCGCGCTTGCTCGCGCGTCACTGCGGCCGCATACACCTCGGCGCCGCCCTCGTGATCGAGCGCGAGCATATACAAGGCGATCGGCGCGGCGGCCGTCGACTTGCCATTGCCGCGCGGCACCGCCACGAACGCATATTGAAAACGCCTAAAGCCGCTCGCCTTCTCGATCCATCCAAAGATCGAGGCATAGATAAAACGCTGCCAGGGCGCGAGCCGTAGCTTCAAGCCGGCGCGCGGTCCTTTCACTTCCCTAAACAGTTGCATCGCTCGCAACGCACGCTCGGCGCGCGCCGCCTCGAATCGATACGGCCAGCTCGCATCCGCACTCGCGAGCAAGTCGCGCTCGTGCCGCTCGCATGCTTGCCGCACGTCGCGACATGCATCGATGCGCCCGGCGATCACATCGCGCGCGTATTGAAACCCCTCGGCGACATTCGGGCACGGCGGCACCGCATCGGGAATGCCGGCCGCGACGATAAGCAAATCGGGATCGTGTACCGCGAGCGCATCATCGAGCGGCGCCGAGGGCGCCAACGCGACCGCGCGCTCGATCGCCGGGGCGCTCGATGTCGCCAGCTCGGGCGCGAGCGCGGCGAGGCGGGCGGCGGCGCGTCGCTTGCGGCGTTTGTCGTTTTCCGCTGCGCGCCGCTCGGCTTCATTCAACCATTTGCGCGGCCGACCGATCACCGGGCGCGCTCGCGCGATAAAGCCGTCGAGCGTGTATTGCTGATCGGTCACTCGAACGTGCCCCACGAATCCCCATCACCGCCGCGACGCGGACCGGCAAGCCGTACGCGCCCGCTCGGCGTCGCGCCGATATCGGCAAGCGCGGTGCCGAGTTGCTGCCACAGATCGCGCGAGAGGCGTGCGAGCGGATGCAAAACTTTGTGAGAGGTCGGCGACTTCGGCGCCGGATCGATCAGCACGCCGGCGAGACGCAACTGCTCGTCGATCTCATTCACGCGCGCCCACAATCGCGCGACCTTCAAAAACGCCGCGCCGTCGCCGGTGCCATGCACGCCGACCTGATAAACATTTGCGATCAGGTAGTCCCACATCTGCGACTCGGCGACGGTGAGCGAAACGCCCGGCGGCAACAGCGGCACGGCGGCGATCGTCGGCTTATCGTCGCGCAAGCGATCGGCGCGGCCTTCACCGTGGATCAATCGCAGGACGCTCGGTTGTGGTCTCGGTCCCCCGCTCATAGCTGGCTCACGTAACGTTGAATGGATGCGCGGAGCGCTCGACGGCGCGCGCACCCCCCGGCCATTGGCGCGCAATCGTTAGTCGATCGAGTGCACTGCCTTGTCGCGCTTGTACCGCCGATCGCGGCCGCGCTCAAGCATTCGGCGCGCGGCGCCCAAGGTTTACCGAGTCGCGTCTCTCGCGCGTTCGTGTTGATTGTGCGAGGCGATCGCGATGCCTACTCTCGCCGCCCCTCGCGTTTTCCCCTGGTTTTCTCGGCATTCTGCGGCGAAAAAATAAGCC